GCTGGCTCCCCGCAGCAGATCGAACGGCAAAGGGCCGTGGCGATTCGCCCGGCCCGTACAACGATCTTGCCAGCCTTGACCAGTACCTTTGCCATTACGGAACGCCGTCAGTGCCATAGCTCGTCGGACCACCGACGCCACCGCGATAGCTGACGTTGCTGAACGTGATGGTTGCGGCCTTGGCCTGGCGGTCGTAGGTGAACCGGGCACCGACCACGAACGCCGTGCCGCCGATGGTCAGATCCGTCGTGGCGTTGGCAAGGATGAGACGGCCGCTGTTGCCCGTCATCGTGGCGATGCTGCCCGCGCGCAGATCGAACGTCCCGCCGCCGTCGATCGTCACCGTGCCCGGCGTGCCAGACGCGGCAAGGAACACCACCTTGGAATTGGGCCCGGACACCTTCAGCGTGCCGGTGAAGTTGCGATACAAATACAAGGTGCCGCCGTGGACCTCGACGTTCGTCAGCGCCGTCCCGCCCGCGTCAACCGTCACAGTCCCGCCGTACTGGTAGAGCGTGGCCGGCACACACTGATCGTTGACGTAGGTCGATCCGTTCTGGACTTCGAGCGTGGTGATCGTGCCGCCCTGCAGGTACAGCGAACCCGAGCCGTCCTGAATGATCCTGGTGGCGACGTTGTTGCCGCCGTTGGCCCGGTAATAGAACGCCCCGCCGCTGGCGGAATACTGGATGATGCCCGGCGAAACGTCACAGTCGAATCGGGCGGGTCCAGCCGTGGCCGATCCGATGCTCCCGAAGAACGCGGGGCCAACATGGAACCGAGCTACGCCGGTGCCGAGGCTCGATTGGTCGAGCCCGCTGGAGATCGTCTGTGAACCCTCGACAATGCGAAGCTCAGCCGAGTTTGCAAAGCCGATCGTGTCGGCCCAGTTCGCCGCAGCAAACGACGTTGCTCCGGTTGCCAGTGTGGTGAATGCCATGCCTCAGACTCCTGTACCAGTGGTGGTGATGTAAACATCGCCCTTGAGCGCAGCGCCCTCGGCGGTGGTGAGTTCCAAGATGAGATAGCCGAATCCCCGAACGTCGATGCGAGGGGACATCTGCGCGGCGGATGTGACGGTGACGGCAGACTCGAGCGCCTGCGGGGTCGCGGCCAGATCGTTCGTCCGCTTGACGGTGACGACGGCCGTAGACCACGAAGCCGCACCCGTCCCGCTGGGCACGGGCACAATCTGGACCGTGGCGTAGGAGTACCCGGCAGCGGGCACGACCACCTTGTTCCCCTCTCCTGCTTGCAGGGGGGCGCTTGCGGTGCCGTTCAGATTGCAGTTGCGAAACGGGGTCATGATCATTAAGCCTCACACGCGAGTCGGTACGTTCGTTAATCGACGTTTAAGCCTCACACGCCTCGACCTGAAAGCCTTCCCTTGCATCCCACACGAATACGTTGTCTGCCGTGAAGTACCCGAAGACCGGGGTGCCGACGCGAAGCGGAACCGTCAGCAGCGGAGCCGGATATCGAAACCCCCACGGGGTGAGCCCGGACACAACCAGCGGCGAGCCCTGCCCCGTGTCTATCGCAAGAGTATATGTAATGGAGGACGCAACGGCGGGCACAAGTGACGATGCCGCGCGAATGACCGCCGGGAACATCGGCGTGGGCTTCACAGCGTCACCCCCGGTAGTGCCTGCCAGCCGACCGGGTTGAAGACGAACCGCTCAACGTCAGCGAAGATCGGGGGGACTTCCGGATCGACCGGGATCGTCACGAACAGCCGATGCGGGCGACGGCAGACGGCGGGGTTGGGGGCAGTGGGTTCGGGGTAGAAAACACCCGCGCCCGTCGCGTCCGTGATCGGTGGCGTGCCCGTGTCGCCGAGCCACTGATACTCAACGTCCCATCGGGTCGTGTCGCCCGGCCGAAGGTTGGCGTTCGCGCCCAAGAGCCGGAACTGATACCCCTCGGGGAAGCCCGGCAGAAGGTGGATCTTGTTCACCTCGCTCATCATCGTCGTCAGCTCAGCCGACGACAGCGAAGTGATGACGCATTGCACGCGAACGCTCAGCCGACTCTCCTCGCTCTTGAACGTCTCGACCACATACACCGACTTGTTGACTTCGCCACCTTCGAGCGTGGGGAACGACACCGACCGCAGGACCGCGTAGGGAATCTCGACCACCTCGGATTGCGAGCCGATCTGCCACACCGGGAAGGGCAAGTCTTCGGGCTTCGGCGGGGGCTCAGAGAACCGTGCGCCCCGGTTGGTCGTGTACGTCACCGTCACCAACGAGCTTTCGGGCGAAAAGTAGACCGCGCTCTTGGCGTCCACCTTGGCGTTGGCGAACTCGGGGTGAAGTTCGTTGTACGCGGGCACACCGTCCGCCGTGATCGCCGCGCCGGTGGGTGCGTAGACCTCGAACGTGCGTACAAACTGCCCTGCATTCTTCGCATCCAGGGAGTTCGACGGCCTCTCAAGTTCGCGTACCGTGGTTGGCATTTATCTCCTCGAACTTTCAATTCGATTGATGATCTGGGCGATGCGTTCGACGGTGACGGTCAAGCGGTCCAGGCCGTTGGTCTGCTGCTGGCGGATGGAGTCGAAGGCCGATGAGATGGCCCGCTGGAGTGCGGCGGCTTGGCGCTCGGCGGAGGCGATGGCCTCGCGCTCGGCTCGTGACAACGCCGCCCGCTGCTGCTGCTCTTCGGCGAGGATCGTCTCGACCTTCTTCTCGTAGATTCTCTGGATGGTCTTGATGCTTCGATCTAGGTCATCCTGCAATCCTGCATCGGTCGTCTTCTTGCGCAGTTCTTCGGCCGTGCGGATGGCCTTGTTTCTTTCGTATTGCGCGAGCTCGATGCCGTCTAGCTCTGCCTTTGTCTGCTCTTCGGTGAAGGCGATGATCTGATCGCTGGCGATCTTGGCATTCAATCGCTTGCGCGTAGCTTCGGTCGATTCGAGCAGAGATTTCTCAATCTTCCTGAGCTCTGCAATTTCAGACTTGATAGATTCGGCGGTGGTGCCAGTGATTCTGTCGATGACGCGGCCGAGGGCCTTTTGCCCCTCAAACCCGGCAAGATCGCTCTCAAGCTTTTTGATCTTCTTAGATGTGTCATCCAGTGCGGCGGCCTGATTGGACAGATCCAGACCCAACGAAAACTCTTCCGCCCGGTCAGCGCCCGTCTTCAGCATGTCATTGACTTGGCGGCCGATGTTGTAGAACAGCGTGAACACGCCGACGACGGCTGTGACCTTCCCGATCAGGCCGGTAAACGTCTCGATTGAACTGCCGACACCCTTTTTTAATCCTTCCGCAAACCTACCAACTGCCGAATTAGCCTTGCCTCCAAGTTCCCTATCTGCGGTGTCTGCGAACTTTTTGGTGGACTTTTCCGCATCGTTCAACGCACCTTGTAGGGGAACGGTGTTACCGTGAACGTCGATGCGAACACCGCCGACCGATTCCGAACCGCTAAGATCGCCCTGATTCAATGCCATACGGGAGTACCGCCATGAAGAATGAAGCCACCGTCAATACATTTCAGACCGCACTTGAGAACGTGAACAGGAAGCGAACAAGGAACGCCGTTCTGATCCTGCTTGGACTGGCCGCGTTTGGTGTCACCATGCTCTTTCTCCGGGGCGTGATGGACTCCGATGACCAGCTCCAACGCGACCGCGAACGCTCTCGCAATCAAGCCACCGTCAACGCCCCGCTCCCCTGAGCGACCGCACGCACTTCGATCATGTTGGCCGTGGGCACGCTGACACTCAGCGACCGCAGGTAGGCGTTGCCCGTGTACGTCCGGCCTGACGCCGCCGTGATGACCAGCGACCTATCCGCAACGCCGTCGCTGTCGTTGTCCCAATCGGGAAGGGCAAGGGCACCAGCGGGGAGCATGTTGGTCGAACCCACCACCGTCAGATCGCCCGAGCCCGAGAACGCATAGTCGCCCTCCACCCGGTTCCCGATGGTGATGCCGACGCCCAGGCTCTCGGTTCGGATGCTGCCGGTGAAGCTGTTGTCGGTCGCGCCTTCCTCCGTCACCTTGAACGTCGCGGCGCTCGGTGCCGCGGTCGCCGCCGTGGGCAGGCTCAGGCCCGTGCCGCTGTCGGCGAGCACCTGATACGTCCCGCTCCACTGGAGATGCCGGGGCCGGAACGCCTTCCACACAACCGCCGTGGAAGCCTTCTCCGTGACCTCTACCGCGCCCCAATCTAGGTTCAACGAGTAGTCGCCCAGATGCAGGACGTAGCCCGCAGCGAACGTAATGAGCCCCTCGTTGCCACCCTTGGGAGTCGATCGCGGGAACCGGGCGGTGATCTCCACCTCCCAAGCGCCGAGCCCCGACCGCACCGCACGCGACTTGAGCCCCGACGCAAACACCGTCGCGTCCAGAGTCTCCGTCGTGATGCTCAGCCGGGCCTGATACGGGGCCGTGCCGGTGTTCAGGAAGTGGTAGCAATCGTCGCCCGAATCGCCCCACGAAGTCACGATGCCCTCTTCGCCGATGATCTGGTATCCCATGAGAACTCCTTACGCGGGCGTGTACGAAATACCCGTCGCGTTTGATTGCCTTACTTGATACTCTTCGATGAAGTGATACACATCCTTCTCGTGCGCCGTGGTCCCGCCGCGCCGCGTCATCGGCGAGCAAGCCCATTCCATCGTGCCCGACTCGACCTGCGGAACCCAGCGATGAAACCCGTATGTCGGCAAGCGGCTTCCCTGCTTGACGGCATCACCCCGCAGGCGGGCGAGGATCTTGCTTGCCCGGTCAACCGGGTCGAGAGCCGAAGCCGTCGCGTCGATCCAAACGTGGAACGTGATCGTCGTCGTCACCGCGTCAGTCTGGAAGGTGTCGTCTTCGGTGTCGAAGGTATCGACCGTGATGTACGGGAACGCGAGCGTTTGCGAGCCACGGGATGCATATATGCCGGTGATGAGATTCGAGTTTGCACGGAACAACCCGCCTGAGCCGGTGTCGGCTTCGGCGCGGTCCATAATCGCACGCAAGAGGCTTGCAAGGTTGCTGCTCACTTCACCCCCAGCGCGGCTTTGAATGCGTTTTGGAAGATCCGAACGGAGCGTTTCCCGGTGGAGAACTCGCTCAGGACCGGGCGCACCCACGGGCGAGATTCCTTCATCTTGGTAGTTCCGAACTCAAGCCAGAAGCCGTATCGAAGATTGGTGCCCGCCCGCGCGAGGAGCGTTGCAGGCTGTGCGGCTTGGTGCGTGACAGAGTTGCGGAGCCGACCCGTCTGGACCGCCGGCGGCTGTCCGGGCTTCGACGGCTGACGATCGGTCGTCAGCGTCATCTTCTCCCTCATCCGCCCCTGTGCCCGGATCGCAACAGCCGTCAGGCCCTTCGCCGTGGCAGCCGTGGCGCGGGCCTTGAACTCCTCCATCTTCGTGAAGTCAGATCGCACGGTCATGAACGCACCTCCATGTCCGCGACGATCAGCACATTGCCCAGCCCGCCCGGAATCTCACGCGGCGGGCCGATCAGGTGATACGTCGTCGATCCAACCACCACCTTCGTTTCCTTGGTCATCGCCAGCGCCGTGCCCGTCGAATTGGTCAGATCGAAATAACCCTTGGCGCGGGTGAACCCCGTGGTCCTCGACCACGCCAAAGCCTCCGAACTGGAGTCGGTTTCGACGCGGCAGCGAACAGTCACGCCGGAGCCATCGCTCAACACGCGAGCGCCGGTGTTGGAGATCGATTCGGTTTGGACGTACACCGTCGCCGAAGCGTTGAGGAGATGCAGGGGCGTTCTCATGCGAGTCGCCTCCATCCATCGAAGAGCATTTGGTATCTCTTCCACGCATCATCGACGGCCCCCAGGGTGTACGAATACGAGCCGATGGATTCGGAAGTGACGGACGTTCCCCGCCCGCGCGAGTTGACCACCTCATCAATCACCGTGTAGATCGCCATTTGCAAATCCACCGGGACCGTGGCGTAGCCGCCGACGTAGACCACGCGGTAGTTGTCGAAGCCTGGAGCCCAGCACGGCCAGATCCCCACGCGGGTTCTCGGCGCGTCATCCTCGAACGATGAACGCACGATGCCAGCACGGGCACCGATGCGGAACAGCAGCCCGCTCTCCGAGTTGAACCGATACTCCCCGCTGGCGAGAGTGGTGTAGCTGCCGGAGTCGTCCCGCTCCTCGACCGACGTAATCGACGTGATGGGGTAGTTCTTGAGCCGCAGCGTCTCGCCGCCCGTGCCCGAATAGAACTCCGTGAACGTGCCAGTCTCAATTGTGCGGTCGATGTAGCGGGCGACCTTGGCGTTGACGGCCGTGACGATAGCACCGAGCGCCGTGTCGTTGGCCGTGCCCGTGATGCCGTTGAACGCCTTGTAGTCCGCCAGCGTCGTCAGTGCCATTACACCACCATTGCTTCGATTTCGATCGCCCCGGAACCGGCGCTAATCGCCGCCGCAGTTTCAAGGACCACGATGAGATACTGAGCGCCAGCCAGATCACCCACCGCCGAGAACGGCGAGGTGACAACAAGGGGGGCGCTGTACTTGCTCACGCTGTCTCGGATGTCGTTCGTGCCGTCGAGTGTGATCGTCCGGCCGGTGGTGCCACCCGCCGCAGCGTCGAGCCGCACAAGCCGCACGGTGCCATCGTTGACAAATGAGCCAGCATCGTTGACGGCCGTGCCATACGCGGCGAAGATCCGCACCGTAGGATTGGTCGTCATCGCCGTGATCGCCGTCGCGTACTTCGCACGGATCAGCACCGACGTACTGGTCGAACTCAGCAGCACGGGCCGCACGTTGTCAGTCGTGATCGACAACGGCTGCAACAGCTCGGCGGCAGAGTTGGCCGACGCCTTGGCGTCCGCGATGACGGTTGCCCATGTGCCCTTGGCAGACACAGCAACCACGGGAGTCAGAGAAGCAACAATCGGTGATGTGCGAACAAGGGTTGGCATAAAGCCCCGACGCGGCTTTCACCGCACCGGGGCCGGAAGGGGCTTAGAGGAACACGCTCACCGAGTTGCCTCGGCCGGTGTTGTCAGTCGGGGAAGTCTCGGCCTTGTAGAGCGTGGCAATCGCCGCCACGAACGTACCCAAAGTGCCGTCGCCAGCCGTGAAGTCGAGATCCCAATAGCGCTTGGGATTCTGGGTCAGGGGAACGTAGTACGAAACCACGGTGTCATCGACAGTCGCCGTCACCGAAGACGCGATGTCAGTGCCGCTCACAGCGGCCTGATCGCTGGCATTCGCCAGATCGCCAGCGGTCAACCGGCACACCGCCGCAGCGATGTCGGTTGCGCCGATGAGGATGTCGATGACCATCGAGTGATAGCCAAAGGTGTCGATCAGGTTGGTCGTAGCAGCGGCATTGTCAAGACGCGCCGCAGGGGAAGTCACAAGAACCTTCTTCGTCATGAACTCGGGATACATAGTCAGTCTCCTATGCGGCTCTCGCCGCCAGTGTGCGGTTATTACGAGGCAGCCGAGATGAGGCCGACGATGGGACCGGGCTCGCGCGAGGAAGCCGTGGCGCTGGCATTGCCAACGTCATGGACAACGATCGCAACACGCTCGGTTGCACGGATGGCGATTTCGTCCGTGTCGAAGTAACGCTGGTCGGAGATCTCCATCGACATGGACCCGGCGACTTCGCCGAAGAACACGCCGCGAGAGAAGTCGCCGAACAGTGCGCAGACCTGCGAGTTCGCATCGGCCTTGGGCATCTTGGGGCTGGTGACAACGGGGTAGCCCTGGAAGGTGTCGCCCAGACCGCCGCCGATGGTCTGAACGGTGTTGCCCGCGCCGGTGGCCGAAGCAACAGCCGCGCCGCCGCCGTACTGCAAACGGCCCATGACGGTGTGGCGGAAGTAGCGGTTGACGAGCCAGAACGTCTTGCCCTCGGAGTCCGCGTACTCGGGGAGCTTGGCGACCACATCCGAGAAGTCGGGCAGAGTGAACTCAGAGAACAGGTTGCCCGACGCCACGGTCAAACCCGCGATGTTGGCAATCGTGGCGTTGAGGCTGAGGAGCTTGGAAGTGATGCCAACGATGCCGTAGTCGGTCGAGATGCCAGTGCCGGTAAAACCGACACGATCCTCTTCGCCCGCAAGAGCGCGGGAGAACGATTCGGTCACCATGTCGATGACGCTGATAGGCGAGTCCGCCAACAGCTCATTCGGGATCTTGACCAACCCACCGATCTTCTGAGCGACCGCCTGATTCAGACCAGTCGTCGGACGGTTCTGATCGGAGATCGTGCCGCCCTGCGCAAGGCCGCTGATCGTCACGTCGGTGTCCAGACGCGGGATCTGGCACACGGGCGAGGACATGGGGAACGGATTGATGATCTTGCGGAGAGCGCCGAAGCGGTCCTTGTTGACGATCAGGGTGGGGATGAACTCATCGGGAACTAAAGCCTGCCCGGTGGTAATGCCCGTGCCGTTGAGGCCCTTGAGGACCGCCTCGTCATACGCCTTCTGCTCGGCGCTCATGCGGGCGCGAGCCTTGGGGTTGATGTCGCAAAGGTTGGTGCGGAACCACGCACCGAACGCCTCAGCGTGATCGGCGGACTCGTGGAGAGCGCCGCCCGACTTCACACGGCTGTTGTACAGCTTGCGCTGCATGAGCCGCTTCTGCATCCCCGGCGTCCAAGCCTGCCGGTTGTCGGTGCCGCTGTTCGCGCCGCCGATCTTGGCGAAGCCCGAACCGGACTTGGCAGCCTGCTCGCGGCGAACGCGATCGGCGTAGGACTTGGGGGCAAGCTCGGGATCAGCCTCGGGATCGGCCTCGGGGTCCATGCCCTTTTCGCCACCGACCACCTGGACATCTTCGCCCGCGTCGGCGCTGACGGAGATCGTCACGGTCTTCGCAAACGCACGGGTGAGATCATCATCGGAGATGCCGGAAAGAACGATGTTGTTGTCAGAGATCCACGACTTCAGCGCGGCCAGATCGTCAGCACCGGAGTACCCGGCCTTGCCAACGGCTGCAAGAATCTTCTTGCGAGTAAACATGAGATATGCCTTTCAGTGAATGGCGACCCACACACCGATCAGGCACATCAGCCCTGCGGCAGTTGCTTACGCAAGCCCGCAGGCGGTCATCTGCCGGTCGGAAACAATCTCGCGCCGCACGTTTCCATGCGGCACGCTCTTAGAGTATAACCACGATAGTCGGCTTGCGTGTTGGAACCTGCATCGCCCGTTCAATTGTTTCGCGGCTCTTGCTCTTGGCAATGACCCCGGCGAGCTGGATGGCTTTGCCCTCGTCGAAGGTTACCGCTTGGCTCTGGCATTCCACGTTGCACGGCATGAACGTGTAGCTGACTTCGATGACCTTGCCCTTTCGCACAATGGCCTTGGCGTTCGGGTAGAGCGTCTTCTCCTCGGGCGTGGGAGCGCCGTAATCCGTGGCCTCGAATGCGATGGACATGCCGATAGCGCCGTCTTCGGCCCCAGCAATAACAGCTTCTTTCTTCGGGTTTGTGGGCACGGTACGCACTACCCCGCGAAGCAGCCAACCCCGTCCGCCGGTCGGGGTTTTAACCAGAACGGGATTGCGGCCGTATCCGATTCGGTCAGTGACGGAATACTCGTGGTCCGCGAACATCTGATTGCCGTTGCGCTTAAAGTACGCATCCCAATTCATCCCCTCGGGGATAACAACGTCGCCGACTGAATCCACGTTGTCAGTCGTTGCAAATCCGACGATCTCGAAAATCTCCGGATTGGGGGTCTTCTCTTTCCGCACGGCCGCGAACGACGACACAACACCGATCGGCTTATCGGCATCAAGGAAGTGTCCGAACTCCTTGCGGATGCGTGCAACAATGTCAGGACCGTTCATCATCCCTCGTCCTCCAAGTCCGCTGGCAATAGCGTACAGCGGCATTGCGGGTGTGCTGGTGGAGAATATACAGGCCGGTAATCAAATACGAACACACCCTTGGAAGTTGTCACCGTGTCACCCAGATCGTAGAACGATTCGTCGATGGGATGCGGGCCGGGGTACTCCTCGGCGATCTTCTCACAGATCGGGCAAGGTCCGCCGGCCAGCTTCCACCGAACATGCGTGATGCCCGCGTCGGCCCATGCGTACTTCTCGCCAAGGTTCAAGGCGTATGACGTTTCCGTGCGGGCGATGACCTCGGCACGGGTCGCGGACATCTCGGGCACCAGCTTCCGAAGATCGGCCTTGATCTCCTCCAGGTTCTTGCCCTCGGCGAGCCCGGTGGTGATGGCTTGCTTCACGTTGGCCGCTAAGCCCCCTGCAACGTCGCCAGCGAGCTTCGGGGTCCTCTCCCGATAGAAGCTCAAGGCATTCTCGGGGACGACAGAGAACGCATCTCCGGGCTCGTCAGCGGTACCGGCGCTCGAGGCGATGGCAGCCAGCCCACGGCGAGCGCCCTCGGCCAGTGAGTTGCTGACCTCTTGGTACATCGCGGCGGCAAGGGCGTTGATGGCGCTGGGCGAAATGCTGACGCCGCCCGCAGCCGTCGCGGAGTCGATGGCTTCCTCTGCCATGTTGCGGATGTCGCCGCCGATGGCCTGTTGCATGGCGTCGGCAAGGCGATTCAGCAGCCGAAGATCGTCATCATCATCCTTCGTGATGGTGTTGCCGCACCCACAGGCGCAGTCGTTTACGCTACGATGATGGCATGAAGCTTCTGCAATCGGAGTCGTATCGGAACTCTTGCATCGTGGCCCGCATGGTTCAGGTGCCGTGCCGGTGGACGGGGCAGGACACGCGGCTTTCGTCTGAGATTGATCTTCTGTGTGCTGCGGTCGGGCAGATGACGTACCGGGTACGCAAGTCTGCGGAGGCAGTGCGCGGGTTAGATTGGCGGCAATATCCACAGTGCCTGCCGTTGGAGCCGTATTCGGGTCCGTGCCCAGACCAGTCGGGGCCGTCGTCTGGGGACGATCCAGCGGCATGCCGTTGATCCTCAGCACATCGCCGCCGTCCAGCGGCTCATAGCCAAGCTCGGCGCGAAGCTCGTTGATGGTCATGACGCCGGTTGACACGAGGCTCTGCGCTCGAGCTTCCGTCGCCCGCTCATCGCCCTTGACCGGCGAGTCGAACGCCAGCCAGTAGCCTTCCAGCCCGAACATCGGCAGCAGCCACTCCGTCAGCGTCTCCGCGATCTTCTGGGCGCGGGGAAGGATCGTGAGTTCGGCATACTGGCGATTGCCCGACGCCGCCGATGCAAGGTTCGCATCGTTCAGTTTCAGCAGCGACTGCGGCACGCCGAAGGCATTCCAGATGCGCTCCGCGATCATCTCTTGGCCCTTGACGTACTCCATCTCGGCGGGCTTGAACTCCAACGATTCGGGCTTGCCGGAGAGAGCGTTGGTCACCAGCATCTTGCCCGCGTTGTGCGTGCCGCGATACTCCGATGCAATCGACGCCTTCACCGCTCGCATCTCGTCCTGCGTGATCCCATCCCGCACCGGCAGCCACATCGACGGACGGCCCGCGTTGAGCCAGCGGGAGATTTCGTTCTGCGTTGCAAGGGCCTGGAGTTCAGCCTCGCGCACAACGGCGTGGAGACACCCGCGCCCGAGATACGGCGAGTCGAGATTGGGGAACAACCGCACATGCCCCACCATCGCGGGGTCGATGCTCACCTCGACCTCAGCCGACCGCCCGTAGATGTACGCGGCAATGAACTTGTCCGGGTCGGGCGTGATCCGCACATACTGCGGCGCCATCGTGTACAGGTCCGCAGGCGCTACGTCCGTGCCCGAGAACAGGAACGCATTGCCGGTCATTTCCAGCGAGTACACCACCTGCTCGATCAACTCCGATGCCGAGTAGCACCAGGGGTTGGGCTTGGACAGCAGCGTGAGTACCGGGTGGTCGGTGACTTCCTCGACCGCATCCATGCCGCCATCAATCGCCTTCGTCATGCGGCGATTGGCGACCCGCAGAGACTTCGCCTTGACCTTCTGCGTCGGGAACTCGTACCGCTTGCGGCCCGAGCCTGCGGGCTTGTACAGCCGCATCGTCAGTGATCCAACCGTCGATGCATTGATCCTCGCGCAGATCTCCGCGTACTGCGTCACAAGGGCGAGGAGCTGACGGGCCTCGGTGTTGGTGTACCGCAGCGTTGCATCTTGCGTCCGCACAGTGGCCGACACCCACTCCGCAGACGCGGGTGACATGCTTGCGGCCTTGTATGTGTCGATTCCTGGACCAAGGATCATCATGCTTCAAAACCCCCAGTCGGGATCGTCTCGCAATCTCTGGAACGTCTGCGACAGTGGCTCATCGCTGGTTGTCAGCGGGGGATTACCGCCCGCCCACTCTGCAATGTATCTTACACCGCCATATCGTAAGCGGCACGAATGTGCAAGTGCCAAAGCACACACGCAATCATCATGGAATCCGACGGCCGCTTCGTACCGCACCCGGCCCCCGCGATACTCGAAGACGAATGACTCCAGCTCATCGACGATGACGCCTGCGGGGTAGTGAATCTCACCCGATTGGATCGCCAGCGCCAGCCCTTCGATGATGGTCTGCTTCGTGTCGCTGGTGAACTTGAACGGTTCGACGCGGCGCGACTCTTTCGCCATCCGCTCATAGATGGGGTCACCTACGCCGGTGGCGTCCACCAGAACATGCCCGTCGCCGTACATGCCTTTGGCGCGGATGATGGAGTGATCCCACGTCAGCCCCTGCCAGCGGTCAAAGGCCGCCACACGGCCCTCAGCGTCCAGCCCAATCACCACGAAGTAGTCTTGGGACTTGGCAACGTCCACACCCCAGAACACCGGCTTGCCCGTCTGGGTGCCCGTGGGCATGATGCCGTTGCGAATGGACGAGATGCCGAAGGGGTTGCCGCCGTCATCGGCGGGGATGCCCTCCATCTCCTGCGCGAAGACGGCAGCCGACATGGACCGGCGAGCGGCCTCGACCTCATCGGCGTCGATGTGCGGGTTCTCGACCGTGCGGAACCGCCAGGACTTCCATTCAGGATCGTCGGCATCCTGCCCGAGCATGAAGAGCGAATGAAAGTAGTTGCGGCCCTTGGGCGTGCCCGCGAACCACGCCTCACCCTTGCGGTCAACCAGCGTCGGGCGGATGGCTGCGGCCCAGCGCTCCTCGAGATCCTTGACGAGCCCGGCCTCGTCGATGAACGCCTCGTTGTACTGGCGACCTCGGGCGGGGTCTTCACCGTCCAGCGTCCAGAAGTCGATGACGCCGCCCGTCACCAGTTCGATCCGCTTCTCTTGCTCGTTGGCCTTCTTGATCGCTGGCCCGAGTACGCGGTTCACATCACGCCACGGATCGGCCATGAGCTTGTACGTCGGGGCGAACCATGAGAACAGCCGACCACTGCCAGCCACCTTCACAGCGCGGCGAACACCAAGCGTCGTCTTGCCAAAGCGTCGGCCGCATTGCAGTACGTTGAACCGCTTGCGTTCACGCAACACCTGAGCTTGCGCCGGGTGTGGCTTGATGAGTTCAATGGTTTCGGTCATTAGGATCTACGTCCACGATCCGAAGTCCCTCGGTCGCCTTGCCGTCGTCGAGTCGGGCGTTTTTCTCTGCCAAATGGTCGTCGGCCATGTTGTCGGCCTCCATCGCACGCAACACCGACGCGGCCTTGATTGCGTCCCCGTCCTCGGGCGAGCCCTTGACGATCTCCAGCATCCGCGTGACGATCTCGGGCTTGCGTTCGTCGGGGATGGGCCAGCGCCGACGCACAGCGCGAGCGATCAGCTTGATATCGCTCGTCTGCCGATGCGGGTCTGTCAGCAGCTCATCGCCCACGGGTTCTCCATGAGGGGGCGTTGCCAAGGTTGCGGTCTGCGATGTACGCCGAGCCAACCAGCGCTCCAACCTGACGCATCCATCCGTTCCATGTGTTGCGGTACGGGTGGGCCGATCCGTCCATGAGCATGGAGCGTGCGTACTGGGCCACCGGGGAGCCGATGCTGCGGTCGGTCAAGAGGGACAGGTACGTCAGCCCGTCCGACACCGACACTTCACGCATCGCGGCTTGGTGCGTGTTGTAGTTGCTGGCGGCTTCGGTGATGTTGGGAACGGATTCGGATGCCGAGTGTGAACCCTCGCCCGCCATGACGATTTCAGCGTTGGGAGCGCCGAGCTTGATGTAGTTGATGTACGTCCGGATGATGCCGGGCAGCAGTGACTTCGTGCTGGTGTTGCCCTGATCCGCAACAGTGAACATCACCAAGTCAGGGTCCAGCGTCTCGAAAAGACGCTGGCTCATCGTCTTGCCGTCGCGGGCCGAAACGATGTGGGACATCTGCGTATACTGATCCGTCCACCCACGGCCCGACCAACCGATCGGCATGATCTCCGGGCCGGGTCGCGTGACGTTGCTGACGCCGAAGCCCAGCAGAATTACGCCGCCGCGCGTCGCGCCCGATGTGATCTTGAGCCCGCGCCAGTTGGCATTTGTCTGACTCGCCGCGTGCGTGGCGCTGATCTTGTGAATGGCCGGGGCACACCACTTGAGGGTGTAGTTCGCGGGCGTGCCCGCGATGGTCGCGCCGGTCTTGAACTTTCCATCGACGGTAATGGTGTCGGACGTAATCGCCGTGATGACCGCCAGCTCAACATCGGTGATGGTGTTGCCCGACGAGTCGCACACCTCCAGCATGTCACCGACCTGGGCGTCGGCAACAGTGTTGAGGCCAGAGAAGACGTTGGTGGTCGCGTTGTAGCCCGTGAACGTCGCCGCACTCATCGAAGTGCCAAGGGCGGGCACCGTCTCATTCGAGTAGCCGAGCGACAACGCCGCCCCGTTCTGGACGTGCTGTGCCGCTTCCTTGATGACCGTGGCTTCCGACGAGTTCGGGTAGTTGAGAATGTAAACATCGACCGTGATCGCATCGCTCGGCGCGAGCCCGATCTCCGGTCCCGCGCACAGCCGATAGCTTGCCGACGTGGGCACGCGGATCGGATCGCCGGGGCCTTGGTACGTCGGGGATGATCCGCCGGCAACACGGGTGCCCGTGCCAAACCTTGCCGCCGTGGTGTCCGACAAATCGACGCACGCCGTTCCCGTGGTGAGCGGAGCATGATCGGTGCAGTTGAAGCCCCATGCCCCGCCGTTGGTGGTGTTCAATGGCGGCTGGAAGTTGTGTCGGCCCGCAGCAGTTCGGGCAAACTCCCAGAAGAAGTCGTAGTCCACAAGGTTGCCCGACATCACGCGGCCCGTGGTTGCGTTGTCGCCCGGCAGGATGTACGGGCAGGCGTTGGCAATCGAACAGCGCGAGTTGGCAAGCAACGCGATACGCATCGACGCCGAGAACACGCCCGTGCGCCACGAGTTCCAGAGCGTGCCAAGGCGACCCGTAGCAGACGCCGCAGTCAGCGTCGGCGAGCCAACCGAGAACGATGCGGGGGCAGAGCCGTCCACCGTCGTCACAGGCAGAGACGGCGGGATGTTGGAATACTGGAACGGATCAACACACTCGACGTTTGCATCCACCGTCGCGCCTGCGCGGTTGATGTACAACAGCGCGGGGCTTGACGCCGCGTTGATGTCGAAGGTCATAATGTTGGCGCTGGTCGCGTACTGGCCGGCCAAGCCCGAAGACGACACGCCGAAGAGCCCGACGTTGTAGACGCAATTGGCCTGATGCAGATCGAACGCGGCCGTCCAGCTATTGAGAGCAACCAGCGTGTCAGCCTGGGCATCCGAGAGGGCGACGTTCAGGAGCGTCGTAGAATGCACGCCGCGACAGACCGTGAACGCCGAAGATGTCGTGGCGAATCGGTTGGTGTAGCAGAACTCGGTCGGGCGAGTGGTCGAAGTTGCTGAGACGCTTGTTGCGGTCCCGCTGCCCCACAACACACCGTCCAGATACACGCGGCAGGCGTATGTATTCCCGCTCTCGGAGAACGCCAGAACCGACGTGATCTTGCGGCCCAGCGGATTGATTGCGGGCGAGCAATCGACGTTCAGCACGTCAGGCGAACCGGACGAGCCAATCTTGAGGGTGAACCGAACTCGCGGCACCGATGTGTCAACTCGAACATGCCATGAGATGCAGTTGTTGGTGCCGTCGTTGGTTTCAAACATCACCTTGCGGGTGTTGTTGACGGTGGTGTCCTCGTAGAAACAATCGTGAATCCAAGTGTGATCCGCAGCCTCCGCGTTGTCGGTATGCAGGATCGCCCCGGTGTTGGCAGACATCGGGAACGAACGGCATTCGCCGGCGGTATCGGATTCGTTGCGAAGACGGATCGCCATGTAAGCAGCCTCCTAGCTGCCCACATGCTATAACGCCTACACAACAATTGCTAGCCCAACAAATAAGGGGCCGGGAGTTTCCCCCTGACCCCCGAACATTCGTATGACTTCAGCTTATGCAACCGGCTTTGCATACCGGCCTGCGTGCCGTGCCGCCCACACCTTGAACGGCGTCGGGTCGCTGGACTTCTCCCATCGTCGGTAGAGCCTGACGATGGTGTCGTTGTTCACCTTGCTCTTGGGCTCCCTGCGGGTTTCGCTAATGATCCTCATCCAACCCTCCTCGCGTCTTTGAGCAGCTTGCGGGCCTGGCTCTTGAAGTACCGTTCAATCTCGGGGTCGCTGGCGTCGATGCCATCGGGCCACGTCAGCTCGATGTGTGCGTCATCGACGCAGAGCTTGAAGATCATCCGGCCATCTTCGCTCTGGTATCTGACGCTGGCCCGTGCCCGTGGCCCGAGCTTGTAACGCACCTCGGTTCGCCAGATGTCGGCGATGGGGCCGTGGTAGTCGGTCATGGCTTATTTCCTGTCCATGTAAATCCAATAGTGGTTCTGCTTGCCCGGCACGCCGCCACGGTTCACGCTGACCACCCAGCCCTTTTTTCGCAGCTCAGCCAAACCCCGATCGACAAACGCATGGTGCTTGCCGACGAACTCGGCGATGACCTTACGCGACGGCCAGCACTCCATGACCTTTCCCCCGGCGTCGTCATCGACGAACGCCCCGGCATGGTGCAAGAGCGCATCCAGCACCACGCGAGCGCGAATAGTCAGCGCACGATACCTATCCGAATTCACAATCGCGTCTATCACTTCCCATTCCCCCCCGGCCTCGGGCCGTACTTGGCTTCAAAGTCTTCCACCACGTCTTCCATGCCACCGAGGTTTCCTTCTTCGTAGTAAGAGTAACTGAGGTTTGCCTCGCCCCACCCCTCCCACGCCGCCTTTCGCACGGCGGCGTCGATGAGGGCGGATGTCACGTCGTAGTCCAGCACGCCGGTTTCGATTTGGTCGATGAGCTTCCTGACAATCCTCTCCCCCGTCGTCAGCTTCTTAGGCATTGCCCACCTCCCCCCTATCGCACATGGCCTCGGGGTAGTGGCCGCGAGCTTCGCAGTCGCGGGCGAGGGCTTCGGGCAGATACTTGCTCACCCACCCCTGCGGCCGCTCCTCTTTCCACACCCCGCCGCTTGAAAGAGTCCAGTTTCCAGACACAACGTCGTAGAACCCTCTTGATGTTCCAACCACCCTGATCTCCCACCCCGTCGCCTTGGCGAGGGCGCGGAGGGCGTCGGCTTTGTCCAGCCAACCATCGGCCTCTCCGTCAGGCTCGTCGTGGTCAGCGGCCACCCACTTACAACCCGTGTAGAAGAACTCCTGAACGCCGTTGACGCGGCGAGTAAACCAGTACACGTCGGTATCGCCGTCGCCATCGCGGATGAGCTTCGGCCCGTGGTCCGGCGGGGTGGGGGGTGAGGGCTCCACTGCAAACGTGCGCATCAGCACCTCGGCGTACACGGATGCGTCCATGAGTTCATCCTGAAGATGCTGGAACCACTGCAGCGGCGTCAGATCCTTTCGTTCGGTGGTGGTGCCATACTTGCGGAGCCCGGTGGCTGCGCGTTCGGCGAGCTTGGCGCGGACGGCTTCGACGTTGCGGTCGGTCATATCACCCATTGATCTGCTCCTCCCCCTGCGGGGTGTTGTGCGTGCCAATCACGCGGATTTCGAGTTGGTTGTCGAACACGGGGTTCCAGTACTTCAGCCCGTGTTCCGCGTCCTCATGCGTCAGGTACGCGGCCACTGCGGCCCCGTCCTGCGATGCCTTGAACCATCGCTTCAGTCCAACATGCCACAGCCCGTAAATCCTCGCCGCGTCAGTCATCGGTGTACTCCTCCCCACTGTTCAGCCATCGCGTCGGCGATGCCCTGGTATGTGCGGCTGCGGTTCTTCCAGCGGTCAGGCCCAGGCGGTTCGCGGTGAATCCTCGCCGTCCTTCCATCCACGATGTTCGTCGGCACCAACTGCGGAAGGCCCTTGAGCCAGAGGCATGTCGCCTTCACCTCGCCGTGCCCGAACTGCCACGGGTTGATGATCTGGTCGGGCTTGCGGATCTTGGAGCTAATGATGCTCACGGGGTTCTCCAGTGCGATCCGCTCGATAGGCGCGGCAAGCAGCGCCCGCACGAAGTCCAGTGCCGCAGCCTGTTCGTCGCGCTTGTCCCTGAACCACCGGGCACCGCTGACGGCAAGGTGCGTGCATGGCGGGTGTGCAATCATCAAGTCCCATCCGTCCCCGAGAATCTCCGTCACGTCGCCAACGATGTGCTGCCCTGGCTTCTCGGTTGGCAGAAGATCACAGGACCATGCGTCATGCCCACGGCGCGCGAAGGCGTCGCGGACAGTTCCGGAGAATTCACAGGCAACGAGAACTTTCATAATCCCCCGCCCCGGCGTTGGCCGGGGGAGGGGGTTCAGTGGGCGGTTACTCAGAGTCCTCGCCAAGAACGCCATGCCTCCAGCCTTCTGTGCCGAAGAAGTCGGACTCGTCGCACTCGTCGAGAGCGTCTTCAAGAATGTCGATGTACCTGAAGATGTCCATGAGTGCCGCTTTCTCGGCGGCGTCCGTGACCATCAAAGACTTGCCCCGCATGATGTTGATGAACTGCTCCCAGTTCTTGTTTCCTTCCGGACACCGTGTAAGCTCGCTCATGCCAACTCCTTCAAACTCCGGGACTGCCCCCGGCGGCTGCCCTCAGTGGGCGGGTGATGCGATGCGCTGCTTCACGCCGTCAGCCCATTCGTTGACCATGAGGCGGAACCAGTCTGCAAGCTCGGCGGAACGCTGATCTGATCCAAATTCCACAATGACGGCTTGCCCGCGCTGATCCTGAAGACCCCGCCGTTGTCAAACTGCACGCTGATCTTCGTGTGGTCGTCGGTTGTGACGCTGTTCTCTTTCATGCCTTGACCTCCACCCCAACCTGTGCCGCGAGCTGGGCGGGGGACAGGGAGGCGAGGTCGGAAACGGCTTCCGCTTGAGTGAAATAAATCCCGGTTCCGAGATCGGTGTGTAGACGCCACATTTGCATGTCTGGGTTCCACCATTCGAGCCCGTCATTGCCCCGCACAACCAACCACTGCCCATCCTCGCACTGCACCACCCTCGGCTCCTCGCCGGGCGGCGGGTAGGTGGGTTGCACTTGGGCCGCTGGCATCCTCGCACGCAGCTCGCGGACGGCGGCGTCGGCGTTACGAACCGCGCTCATCAACGGCTGATCCTTGCTGACAGACTCAAACACAGAAGTCCACAACCGCCGCTCGTCATCGTTCTGAAAGATGATCGCCTGAATGCTCACATATCCCCCTCTGAGTAAAGAGCCTTCTTCGTTGACACAGACTGCGAGTTTTCGGTGGACCCGATGACGCGCTTCGTGCGGAGGATCGGACGCCACAACCTCCACCACCAATCATCGAATGCCGCCGTCGCCGTGATGTGCGTCACCGGCGCGGCGTACTTCACGCCTTCGTTCACGCCGTGGGCAATGCTCAGCCCGCAAAGAACCCCGACCAGAAGTGTGTACCGCATCATGCACCTTCCTTTGTTCGCTTGCTCGCGTTGTACGACACGTCGAGCCATTCCTTGATGTCTTCCTCGCCCGCGATCGTCGGCCATGCGTTCGCGTCATGCACGCGATACGTCAGGCAGACCGGGCCACGGTTCCGTTTCCAGATCACGCACACGTCGGGCACATCCAACGGCTTGCAGTCCACCGCCTGGATCGTCGCGTCTTTCAGTGCCTTCGTGCCGAGCCCGAAGCTCTCATTGAACTTCACCTCGATATGCACGCAGTCACGAAGCGACGGGCAAGAGATGTCCTCGCCTCCACGGACCCCAATGCGTGCCGCCCGAGTCGCCGGGTAGCCCAGCCGCGTCAGCATTGCCGCAACGTACCGCTCGCCGCGTGCTCCTTTTTGTCGGCTGTTCGTCACGCTCCACCCCCATCGGCCTGCGGGTAGTCCTTGTGCTTGCGGAGGAGGGCGGCGAACTTCATGGCATCAAGCTCGTAGTCAAAATGCCAGTTGTCGCCGTGGCCGCCGGTGTTCCATCTGTCCCCGTCCCACCCGTATTCGCCACAGACAATCACATAAGTATCTTCGTCGTAGGGCACCACCTCAATGACCGGCGCGTCCGGGTCCTCCAGCGCCGCGAGTTCGGCGGGGGTGCCGCGAGCGACTTCGGTGAGCTTGTACACCGTGTACATGCCGGGGCTGCGCTGCACGGCCACATCGCTCCACGGCACTCCGTTGTGTTCGCTCTTCGTCACAATGTATCGACTCTCAGGCTTGCTCATCAGGCTCCTCTCAGTTCGTCATACGCCTTGTCCAGGTCATCCACAACCCGGCACATTTCATTCCTCATCGCTATCACGTCATCCAATTCGACTTCACCAAACTGCGGCACTCGCATCGCCGCAAGGAAGTTGTCGATGTCCGATCTCAGTACCGCCAGCCGGACAACGATCGTCGCCGCTGGCCCCTGTAACGCCTTCTCAGGCTTCTTCGCGCCGGTACGCATCAAAGTTTCCCAACCCTTCCCGGAGCTTCCTGAGCGCCCGTTGCTCGACCAGATGCACGGCCTGCTTCGTGATCCCCAGTGACGCCGCGACTTCCGACATGCTCATCCGTGCGTGCGTCCAGTTCTCGCCCCGCTTGCGTTTGGGCTCGGGGTCGGTGCGTCCCTTGACCTTGCTCATGGCCTCGCTCCGGACCTTGACCCCAGCCTGCGGATGTTTGCCGACAACGCGCCAAGGCCCAAACTCACCGGCCATGCATTCGTGGTGCGCACAACCTCAAGCGTCCGCGACTCGTGATACGCAGTAATTGCGGTGATTGTCCTGCGGTAGTGATCTACCTGAGCTGCACCGGAATTGCCCGCACCGCCGTTGCGGAGAAGATAATCCCTCAACATCCTGGCGGGCTGCACCGGGCCGTCCGCCTGTGCAAGAGTGTCCCAGAATGCACGGGCACGGCTTTCGTTCGCGTGGAAGTACATGCCAAGTGCGGTACACACAGAGACTCGGCATCCGGGCTGCGATCTTGTCCTGTTGCACTCAGCAGCAAATATCCAACCTTCTTCGTTCAGGTTGTTCACCGCAAGGTAAACTCCATCTGTCTGCCGCTCGCCGTTCTGTGTTTCGCACGCGATGGCAGTGCGAAGAATCGAACCGATGCGAGTTGAAAGGGCGACGTCCTCATCAAATCGGACGGCAGAGCCAATCGACCGAGGAAGGCCGCGATCATGCGCCCGGATCAATTCCTCCGGGCACATGGTTTCCACTCGGAACCTGTAGGGCTTTCCAGTCGAGACAACCATCTTGGCCCGATGTTGTCCGTTCCGCAATCGGCCGAATCCGTCAAACATCAATGGATCGGCGGCGCACTCAACAATCTCGCCGAGCTCGCTGCTCTTGCTGAACAAGCGAACCCGCTGCGCGTTCGCTTTGCGCAGGTTGTCCTGGGCGTCAATGATTTCTGATGCGTCATCGGGTGTGATGAGCACGTCGAAATAGCACGCGCGTTCGTAGAAGTTGATGTCCTTGAACGCAACACTGTTTGTAAAAGCCTTCATCGTGAAACCCCTTTCGTTGAAACACTGCCCCGATTCCGCTTCTCTTCTGCAATCGCCCGCTTCATCCACCGGAACCCGTTCCACTCACGCTCGTCGAGTTGCACCTCGCCCGACTCCACGGCCGCGATGAACTCCCGCACGGTTCGCTTCGGGCTCGCGTCGTCCTGGTCCTCGATGATCTGACCTTTCCGGCCCGTCGCAGTTCCGCCGACCCGAGCTTGCTTGTTTTGCCTGCGGATCTCTCGCAGCCGACCACACAGGCGAGACATCAGCTTTTGTGTTCCGGAATTCGTTCGATACTCCTCGCGGATGGCGGCTTCGGCTTGAGCCAAATCCATGTCACGAATTTCGTCAACAAAGATGTCCCGCTGTTCGCTGCACCAGTACGAAGGCCACTGCTCATCAAGGGTTGAAGGCCAGCAGCTTCCAACCAATTTCAAAGCTGCACGCTGATCGTTGTTCATCTTGCGTCTCCATCCAGCCAAGCGTCTATGTCAACCAATTTGTTCTTGCGCTTTTCCCCATCGCCCGTCCCTGCACGCCACTCGTCGATTTGCCCGACGACGCACGCGACGGCGTAGCTGACACCCTTGAACGGCGTGCCCCGCACCCGCAGGGCTTCGGCGGCCTGAGCCGCCAGCGTGACGGCTGGCACCAGAGCCCCGCCGTGGGGCACAGGAGCCGCTTCAGCAAGTTCCCCGGACAATCGCTCGCCCAACTGCTGCGGCTCGCCCCTAGCGGCATCCAGGCCCCTCTTGCGTGAAGCTGACGCCCAGCGGTCGCACATCCGCACGGCCTCGCCGATCGCGTCGGCGGTTTGCGGGCTCGGCTTCGGGGAATTTCCGGGGGGGGTATATAGGGGGGTATTCTCTTCTTTTCTCTTCTCTACTATTGGGGCGGTTTCTGACCGGTTGGAAACCGGTTGGAAAACCGTTTGCGACCGGTTCTCAACCGGTTCAAAACCGGTTGACGATGGACATTTTTCAATCCATCCGATGTCGATCAGGATGTTCCAGTACCGGGTGATGTCACGCTTCGGGGTGCCGAGTTCGGCGGCAACATCTTCGGGCGTCATGTCGCGCCCGTTCATCGTCAGTGCCCCGCCCGTCCTTTCGCGGGCGACAATCGACACGACGGCCAGGAAGATGATGTAAGCCTCTCGACCTGCGGCCGTAGACATGAGGGTGCGGAATCGCACAGACCGGCGCGTGACGGGGTACTTACACCAGCTCACATCGCGGTGCGCCTCCACATCCTTCAGCCAGAACACCTTCTTGAAATCCTTGATACGCATGGTCATCGGAAACCCTCGTTAGAAACTCCTCCCCCCAGCGAACCAGGAGGAGGAGTACGGCCCCCTCGCGCGACCTCCCAGGGGCTCGATTCCTGAAACCCCCGCCACGGCAGTAACCATGACGGGAGCGGAAGAACGTCGCCGCTGTTTACCCACCTGCGGCTGGGGCGATGAACACTGATCCGTCATCCGCTTTCCCCTCCGCGTCGGCAACACACCAACGCGGAGGGTTTGCGGAGCTTTACGACAAACCCCCACCCGCCGTTTCCGCAGCGGGGGGAGTAGAGGAGGAGAGATCAGAAGGGGATGTCTTCGTCGTCGATCGTGGTGTTAGCAAGGTCCGCACTCGGCTTGCTGGCCGGTGCCGCCGTGCGTTTGGGCGCGGCTTGCTGCGGAGCCTTGCGGCTTGGCGCGGCGAGCGAATAGCCGACGATCTGGTTTTGCTCGCCGTAGTCCGGGCTGGTCCTGGTGCCGACCTTGACGCGGAGATTGGTGCCGATGAGCGAGATGGGATCGAACTTGCCAGCCTTGAACGCTTCGCTCTGCCCCACGGCTGACGCGAACGCGGCGATCTTCCATGTCGTCGCCTGACTGGAAACCAGATAGTCGAACAGAACGATCTCAGAGTCCTCGGCGTAGACGCGAACGGTCATCTTGACCATCGGCTTGCCGGCCTTGCTGGTCTGGTGTTCAGCACCTTCCAGAACGGCGTCGTAGTCGCCCTCGGGAATCACGCGGCTTGCTTCTTTGGGGTCGTACCAACTCACTTCGTCACCTCTTCTTTCTGTTCAACTCGGGACTTCATGAACGCGATGGCCTTCTCGATGTTGGCCTTGGAGAACTCGCCCCAAGTCGCGGCCTGGGCCTTGGTAAACCACTTGTCGAGCATGTCGCCCTCGATGTTCAGCAGCTTCGCCAGCCGATCGGCGTCCGCCGCCTGCTCGCGTGTCGCCAGATCCTCGGGCACCGAATCACGCTCAAGCTGCGGGCGTCCGTACTTCGCCGCGATCTCGTCGTAGCTGAACGGGAACACTTCACCTTCGGCGAACGGCTCGACGCGCGTCTTGCGCACGATGCCCACGCGATCCTTCCCGCGACGGCCGACCTCAAACACCAGATCGAACAGGTATTCGAGCTTGCTGTAGCAGTCGAACGTCATGCCCTGCTGCACGGCAACGTCCTTGCCCTTGGAGTCCTTCGCCTGGACCCAGTTGCCCTTGGCGTGGCTGGTGATGATGACGTTCATATCCAGCCGCAGCAGCATGTGAAGCAGGCGCTTCACCTTGCGATCGGGCTCGATCTTGTGACGCCCAAACTCCGTGCCGTTGAGTTCCGCGGAGCGGTCAACCATCTCGTTATAGACCACGGTGAGCGGGTCGATGATGACGGTCTGATATGGATGCTTCTCCGTGAGGAGGGCATTCACTTCCGTCAGCAGCCCGTCGAACGTCGGCTCGAACAGGTAAGCGCCCTCGCGTTCGTTGAGTAGCCGGGTGTACTGCTCACGCTCCGCACCGCGTTCCGTGTCGATCAGGTACGGCCGGGGAAACTGAATCGCGGCAGTTGTCTTGCCCGCGCCGGGAGTGCCGAAGAAGAGAGCTTTGAGCCTCTTGTCAGCGGATGTCGGTTTCGTTCCTCGAAGTGCCATCTTTCCACCTTTCTAAATGGTTCACACCAAGCCCATCAACAGCCCCACCACAACCATGCCGGTGACGATGCCCATGACGTACTCCGTCCAGTGGAACATGTCGGGGAAGTAGTCCACCTCCGTATCGCCCTGGCCCAGCTTCACCAGCGGCAGCATGTCCTGCTCAGGAAGTTCGTGGCCGGTGACTTTGCAACTTTGGTAACTCATCGCCCAGTCCTCCTCGGCGCGTGCCCGTCTTCGTCCACCAGGGATTCCTGATAGTCCTGCCAAACGTCCACCTCGAACATCTCGCAGGCTTCGTTCAGGCAGCACGCGCCGCCGCCGATGCCAACGTCGAACTCGGGCATGAGGACATCAACGTCCTGCTCACACTTGGAACACTTCACAGTTCACCTCCCGCCGTAGACGCAACAATCTCTTCCGCCCGGCGAACGATGAGCGAATTCGAGAGCTGGTACAGCTCAAGCAACCGCTCGCACGTTTCGGTGGGCACGCCGTAGACGCGCTCGATCTGGATGAGGATGCGAACGAACGTGGCGTTCGTGTCGCGGGTCTGTTCCGCCGTGTCGGGGGTGGAGATCAAAGGGCACCCCCATTGATCTTGACGAACTTTGGGAGATTGGCGTCGATCTCCATGACCCAGCGAACCGGCACGCCACGCACCGCCGCAAACACCCGCTGCTCAGGCGTTGCCATCGCGTCGTCGTAGATCCGCTCATGCTTGCGGATTTCGGCCAAGTTCAGCGCCGTGTGCCGCTCATTGGCGCGGGCAAGTTCCGCCGCCTGCGGGTCCAAGTCGTCAATCCGTTCGCCTTCGATCTTCGTCGTCATCGGACCTCCCTTGGGTCCGACTCAGCAGGCGGGAACATTGAACCAGAAGGGACGCGGCAGTCTGGAGGATTTCAGCTACCGTGTCGTTCATGGGGGAGGCGGGTTCAAATCCCGCCACCCCGATTCGGTTCTCCCTCCCTTTGCGGGGAGGGGAACCCTTCTTCGTCAGGCTCTCGCACTGCGGAATCGGATCGTGGAACTCAACTGCAACGCCCCGACTCTCGGGGTTGCCCCCGAAATTCTCACGTTCGCCAATGCTCGGCAGAGTCGGGGCGTTGTCGTCGAGTTGTGATGGTTGTTGAGCATTGGACCTCTGAACGTGAGTGGGATGATCTTCGGCGTTTCCCGCCTCCGGGTCAACAATATTCCCGCGAATTTTTCCCGCATCCGGAATTCCCGCTGACGCCATCATGTCATTGAGGGCGGCGCTGAGGCCCATCAATCGCGGGTCCGTGTAATGACGGAGGGTCGTGCGCAAGTCTTTGTGCCCAACGATCATGGCAAGTTTCAATGGGTCGATGTTTCTCGACAAGGCATCGGTGATGAACGTCTTCCGCAGACTGTGCCACTGGCCCGCATCGCGGATGCCCGCCGATTCAAAATCTGTGTCGATCACCTTCGGGTGGGGCCAGCTTGGCCATACGCGGGCCTCAGGATCGCCCTGGGCGTGCCTCTTGAGGATGTCGAGTGCTGGCCCGATCAAAGGCACGCGGCGAATCTGACGGCTCTTAGCGGCCCGTGCGGGGATGGCTAGATGGGGCTCGGGAGTGCGGACCTGAATCCACCCGCGCCGCATGGCCTGCATCTCGCCCAGCCTCAGCCCGGTCCACCTTGCCACCAAATACAGCTCGCTTCGGTCGGCATCGTGCCTCCGGTAAATTGCGGAATTTGATCGGTTGCCCAGCGGTCCTTTCGGCGGCTTGGCTTCGTCAGCTCGGGCGCACGCGATCAACCGATCGAACTCGGCAGAGGAAAGGGCTCTGGGTTCATCGACCTCCAGGATTCGCGGGAGCGTCACACGGGATGCCCACGGATCGGCCAGCATGTCCCGATCCCGCAGCCACTTCTGAAAGCTCGCCATCATCGCGCGCTTGTTGTGCTTCGTCTTTGATGAAACGGCAGCCGCGAGGAGGAAGGTTTCGTAGGCCGTGCGTCCGCCGGCCAGATCCTCCACGTCCGCCCAGCCGAGGGCGAGCGTGGTCCGATCAAGCTCCCGCCGCGTGTGGGCAGCGTCCCGCGCCGGCGTGCCCGTAGACACCTGCCACCGCTCATACTCCACCAGCAACGGCGCGAGTCCCACCCGAGTTTGCGGCGTCTCCATACAAAGAGATTCGCAGATCCCGGCGTTCAATCCCCGTAAATTAGCGGAAAAGATGCCCGCTAGGTCAAGATTAGCCCAGTGTTTGTGGCCCGTTTGGTCTTCGGTCACCAGCCATGCACGGAAGATGGCCACGCCCCATCTATATGCCAGACCGATGGGGGTCGTGGGAAAGCGGCGTGACCGGAGCGTGTCAGGGCATTGTGGCCGGCGTCACTTGTTGCTGTGTTCCAGCGCCTTCGGGTCGAGCTTCTGGACCGCATCGGAAAGGATCTGTGCCGTCCGCTCCGTGCCGCTCACCACATCACGCACCTGCCCGGAGATCATCACCACCCGATCAAGGGCCGGAGCAATCGCCTTGCTCCAGATCTGAATGAGGCAGATTGTGAGGATGATGGCAAGGGCACCAAACAGCCCGCCCTGTTCGATGATGTGGGTAGCCGACGACGCCATATCAGCCTCAGCAATAAACATCAACCGCACCTCCATACGCCGTGAACGTGCGGGGCAGGCCCGAGCGCAAACGCAGCCCCCGTCTTTGGATCTCCGATGATGACTTCGGGCGGCTTCTCGCCCTGCCTGCGGATCGCGTCGGCCCGCTTGCCCAAATCCAGGCCCGCGACGGTCGGAACGAGTTCCATCTCAATTCGTTCACGACACCCGCAATCGGGGTGTAGAACGTCGGTCCAGACCATCTCTTTGCAATGGATGCAAGAGCGGTGTTGCTTGGGCCGGGTGGTGTTCACTCGCGGTCCTCCAACTGACGGCGCGCGTTTGAGTACCAGCCGTTTGAGTCGATGTCGCGTTCTTGGCCTGTACCGTTTCGGGAGTTGACGTGATTGAGTTGAGGCGACTTTGCCCGCTGAACCTCAACGCACGCGGCGCAGACGTGGCCGTACTTGCCGACGACGGTTTCGCGTCCGCAGCGGCGGCATGTCGTCAAGACGACTTGATCCGCTTCGCTCACTTCGCCACCTCGAAAAGATCGGCGGACTTCGGTGCCATGAACGCCGACAGAACCTTGGCAAGCTGGTCGGACTTCTGGGCATCGTCCCAAGTCGCGTCGATAGCCTTCTGGTGGGCCTCACGTTCGTCCCAACCAATGTCCTTGCCCTTGGCCTTGCCCGTGGACCTACCGATACCGAAGGCCCCCAGACCGGCTGTAATGGCCGCAAGGACAAGCCCGCCGCCGGGAATGGATGACGCAGCGCCCTGAGCGGCTGGGCCGAGGATGTTCACCGCAGCGGTGAAAGCGGCGTTCTGCTGTTCAATGGCCGCGATGCGAGCCGCGGCGGCGCGGTTCAGCTCATCGACCTTCGCCTGACGGTTGGCGATGAACGCGGCGAGAGCTTGCTCGCGTGAAAGGCCCTTGTCGGAAAGCTCGTCAGCGATGGCCTGAATCTGTGCGTCGGTGGCGTTCTTGAGTTCCGCGATCTGCCGGTTCGAATCCCTCTGTGCCTTCGCAAGCTCGAGCGCGACCCGCTGTTTCTCAGTCTCGACCTCGCGCGTCTTTGCGTCGATCTCTGCCTTCGTCTCTGCAACGATGCGGGACTTCTCAGCCTCGCCGCCGTCAAGCAGCGCGCAGCCGGGGAGCGTGACAATAGACGCAAGTCCGAACGCTAAAAGCAGTCCGTGCCGATTCATGTTGCCTCCGTGCGGTATGCTATGCCCGCTGTTTTGGTCGTTGCTAGCCTACTTCTGTGCCGCCATCCACTTCAACAGGCCGGGATTGCGGCGGAATACCTCGACAATCGCCTCGCTGACGGCGCACGCAATCAGCTCCTCGTCCTTGTCCGCCAGCTCGATACCGGCGCGGTCGATGAATGCGTGGATCAACTCATGCCAGAGGAACACGGGCCGCATGTCCTCGCGCGTTTCAGGGTGGAAGGTAATGGCGCCTTCGTGATAGATGGCGTGCGCGTCCGGCCCGCAGCGTTCTGCGTCGATGCGGATCGGGATTGCTCGCGTCCCGAGAAGTACGCGGCGCGGCATCTTCGGGGGCATCGCCTACTCCTTTTGCATCTCCAGAGCGAACCGCAGGTAGTTCATCGCGTCAACGATGTTGTCAGCGTGGGCAACGCCGGTGCCCATGCGGTCGATCTTCACGGTTGCCATGAAGAGCGCCGCCGCCCAATCGCTCAACTCCACACGTTGATATGACCCACAATCAACCAAACGCATTTGCCCGTTGCTGAGCATTTGGGTGAGCAACCCCGCGATCTGCTGACTGGTCCCCGCCATGTTCGGATGTGGCGGGCCGTACTTCGCGGAACGCTCGGCCACAATCTCACTTGCATCTTGAACGTTCACTTGCATGTTTCACCCACAATCTGATAGACCGGCGTGCGGCATGGTCTGCCGTCGATGCCCTTGCCGTGACGGTGCCCGGCGTGTTTGAGCTTGCCCTGCTGGATCAATCGGCCGGTGAGCAAGCGGGTTCTGGAGAGGCCCAACCCGAGACATTCGGCGAGTTCTGCCATGCTCCATCCCTCTGCGTCAGTTCGTCCAGAAAGCTCTGCGAGCGCGAGGCGGATGTCTTCGATGTCAATGGTTCGCTGTGCTGCCATACCTGTATGTCCTTGGTATCAAGGTTGACCGATCCCCATGCCCATCCCTTTGTCCATCGAAGCTGGGCCGGAGTTGTTTTCATGTAGTCTGGAACGGCATCCATCATGCAACTGACCGACCACGCCTTTGCCCCGTCATAGCTGGCAACTGTCGCTTGGTCCGCGTAGTGGATGTGGCCCATGACGACGTTGCCGTAAATCTTGGCGGCGTTCGTCAGCGCGCTTTGTCCGGCCGTGTACCCATGAATGAATCGCAGCGGCCCGATTCCAAACACCCCTTCGCGGGCGTTGTATGGGAACATCGTTGAAATCTTGCAATCGGCAATGTTGTCGATGATGGAATTGCAGAGCTTCCTCAGCGCGCCGTTGACCTTTCCTTGTTCGCGCAGGACATTGAGCCGATGATCGTGGTTGCCCCACATCAGCACGTCGGGATGAATTCGCCGAAGAACCGATATTCCCTTTTCGATGTCCTGATCGACATCTTCGGCGCGTTCGTCATCGGTCGCGCCCTTGCGGAGCCACCGGAAATCGAACGCATCCCCAAGGTGAATCGTAATGTCGGGCTTGATCTGTGATCGGTGTTCAAGGGCCTTGTCTACCAGCGATTCGGAGACAAGATCGCCGTGTGTGTCCGAAATCACAAAGAACGTGATCGTGCGTTTTCCCGTTCCCAAGTGACCCCCTTGCGGCGAATCCGTCATACTCTCAGATCAGAGGCACATCAGTATGGATACACAAATCGTCATTGTCAAGGCAGCGGGTGGACCTTTAGACGGAATGGAGGCTGTGTGCGCGATCGAAACGGGCCGGGTTCACTTCCCTTATAGCGCCTTCGATGACGGCCACACCCACCTTTACGAAGCCGACCCGGCAGCATCTACCGCCCAGATCATGCAGTGGAAGTACCTCGGCGCTGTAGCCAAGTCTGATACCAAGCCTTCGCCCTGACGATGCACCCGCAGCCGTCCCACACTTCGGAGACGCACGCGCGGGGCGAGTGGGCATCCCATAGCCAGCCCTTCAGGCGAAGCCACAGACGCACAGGGAAGGGCACGCCGTACCACCGGACACCAAGGAACCGCGTTTGCCCAGGCCCGGCGTAATGCTTCCCCAGCGGGCAGTGCGGCTTGCCCATCGCCGTGAGCTGGACGAGCTGCGTGGTAGACCGCCCGCACCACCGGGGGCACGCGGCGCACATCGCCGCGATGGTAGCGGGAGATACCTTCGTCGATGATGAACATCCGCAGGTCACTGTGCAGCCTCCGCTTCCACGATCCTCTTCTTCGCAATCTCGCAATACCCGGCGTCAAGTTCGATGCCGATGAACTTGCGGCCCGTCTTGATGGCGGCTACGCCCGTGGTGCCGGAGCCCATGAATGGGTCGAGGACTGCGGCTTTGTCTGGAGCAACCCTCACAAGCCGCTCCATCAGCGCCACGGGTTTTGTGGCCGGGTGATTCCACGCATTGCGGCCCCCAGTGCTTTCGGTCAACACGTCACGCGCAAATCCGTCTTGTCGCTTCGGCAGCGACCAGCAGTAAATTGGGTGCCACTTGAAAAACACCCCATTTTTGCGAGATCCGCTAAGCGAAAACTTAGGTGCCCAAATCAGAACTCTGTGTGGATTTATGGCGTTCAAGTCCCTCTGCATCGTAGGAGACGCACCAAACCACAGCACCGGGCCAGCCGATACACGGGCCATTTCGGATTGCAGTGGGGCAATGTTTGCGAGCCAATTATCCTCCGAGTCGTCAAACGCTCCGTTGTCTTTGTAATCAACCCCATACGGCGGGTCCGTCACGACGGCATCGACACTGCCCGCCGCAAGCTGCGGAAGCACCGCCAAGCAGTTGGCGTTGTAGAGAGTCACGCGGTCGGATTGGTAGAACGGTTCGATCAAAAGAATCCCCCCAGCCCGCCATCGTTGGTGGCGACAGTCTGAAACTCGGTCGCACAGTTCTTGCAGCAGCCGGGCGAGTTGGACCACTCGACCTCGCGGCGGGTGCGTTCGCTCAGGTAGTAGGCCCCGTCGTTCGCTTGCGTATACCTCTCCTCTGTATATGCAACGCGATTGCACGCGATGGACACGTTCAGATCCTTGCGTGATTCATTGTTTCGGGGTGGGAATTCAAGCCCGCCACCGGTGCCGTATATGGCAGGCAAAATTGCTTGACATGGGACAGCGCCAGAACCTTGCCCGGATTCGGTTTCAAATCTCAGCGGGTTTCCGCACCCGTCAAATGTCTCGCGGTCGATCTGGTATGATGTAGTCCCGCCGACGACGCTGACGCCCGAGTATTTATAACTTCCGGTTTTGGCCCCCAGCGGGTATCCGTTACAGTTGGCGAGCGGGTCCGCTTGGTAATAGGTGGAGTCAACGAGTAGGCTAAGCGTGCCGTTGGTCTTGTTGCAACATCCACACTTGCTTGCTGCGTACCTTGCCAGATCATCGGAAAGCCCGATGGTGTCTCGCCAGTACAGAATCACATGAGCAAGACGCTCACCGCCAAACGCATCAAAGCTGTTGGGTGGTTCGCAGATGCCTTGGACGCAATCGCAGCACCCGTTGTATCCAATGCTCCGCACTTCAGCTCCGCTGGGCAATGGAACAAGCTGCAAATCCTGCCCGCTGATCGTGCCGCAAATATCCTGCCCAAACTCCGCAGCCCCGCAGCCATCGTTGTTGATGATGTCGATGGCGTTCTCGTCGATGGGCACATATCCGACCGATCCGTTCTGGCTGCACTCGCATCGCGTGGCGAGCGCGTAGCACGGGCGAGATTCCCCGCAGCGTGGGTCGCTGCATCCGGTCATCACATTGGCCGGGTCGATGATCCCCGGTGGGCGGCAGTTGTTGACCGCGTTCGTGGCGTCATAGCACGGGGGCGGCAGTGTCCCGATGGGTTGCGTGCCGTCCGCCAAGGGGAGCGCGTACAGAATCGACGTATCAACCGTCAGGCAATTGCCATTGGACCGGAACACCGTGCCCGCCGTCGCCAGTGGGTCGTCGGACCAGATGTAGCCCACGCACGCTGTCAGCCCGCAGAATTGTTCCCCGCACGTCCTCGCACAATAGAACGTCCGCGGAGCTGGCTCCCCGCAGCAGATCGAACGGCAAAGGGCCGTGGCGATTCGCCCGGCCCGTACAACGATCTTGCCAGCCTTGACCAGTACC